AGTCGCAACCCTCATGGCGCTCTCCCGCTCAATGACGGGGAACGTCCCACAACCGTCCGTATATGCCAAGCGCGGATTAAGGATTTTCTAACATGAACCGCTCAATTCTAGCCGACCTCATGGTCGGTTTGGGGAGCGTTTGTCTCATCATTGCCGCCGCATGGATCTGGCCGCCTGCGGGCCTATTGGTCGCGGGCCTGCTGTTCTTCGTGATCGGCGTCAGACTGGAGCAGGACTAAGATGGGTGCGCTCTCCCGTGCGCTCAGGTTCGAGAAGCGGACAACCGTTGACAAGTTGAGTTCGGACCTGTTTCGCCAGCTTGGGGGTTTGTCAACCAAGGCGGGTCCGACCGTCAACGAAGAGACCTCAATCAGATCCTCCGTGGTTTTCGCGTGCGTGCGGGTGATTGCGGAGACTATCGCTTCCCTGCCCCTGAAGTTGTACCGCATTACCGACGATGGCAAGGAACCCGCGACCAACCACGGTCTCTACGATGTTTTGTATTCCTCGCCCAACCCGCTGATGACCTCGTTCACCTGGCGGGAGACCAGCATGGCGCATGATCTCCTGTGGGGAAACGCCTACAGCGAGATTGTGCGGGACGGGAACGGCCGACCGTATGAGTTGTGGCCCATCCCGCCGGGCCGGGTCCGCGACGTGCGGTTACTTCCCGATATGACGCTGGAGTATGCCGTGGAGCGCCTGGACAGGTCTACAGGCATCGTTCCCGGCAGGAACATGCTCCACGTCCCCGGACTCGGCTTCGACGGCCTGGTGGGCAAATCCGTTATCAGGGTGGCCGCCGAGCAGATCGGTGTTGCCCTGGCGACGGAGGAGTTCACCTCCCGGTACTTCTCCAATGGCGCCCAGCTCGGGGTCATCCTCGAGCACCCCGGCGAATTGGGCGAGGAGGGCGCCGCGAGGCTCAAGGCCGACATCGAGGGGCACACGGGGTTAGGCAACGTCTTCCGCACGATGGTTCTGGAAGAGGGCATGAAGTGGCACGAGGCGAGCATCAAACTCGTTGATGCACAGCTTCTGGAATTGCGGAACTTTCAGGTCGAGGACATCGCGCGCAATTTTCGCGTCCCTCTGATGAAGTTGGGCGTCAACCGGCCGGGGGTGGTCTCGTACAACTCCGCCGAACTCCAGAACATCAGTTTCGTCGTGGATTGCCTGATGCCCTGGCTGGTCCGATGGGAGCAGGCGATCAATCAGAAACTCTTGCTCCCCGGTGAGCGGTCCCGGTATTTCGTCAAGTTCAACGTGGATGCTCTCTTGAGGGGCGACTTTGCAACTCGGATGCAGGGATACCAGACCGGTATCCAGGCGGGATTCCTCACGCGTGCGGAGGCCCGCGAGCTTGAGGACTTGAACGCCATCGAAGGTTTGGACGAACCCCTGGTGCCGGCCAATATGAAGGGCATCGATGACCCGGAGCCGGTTCAGGTGGTGGTGCCGCCTGTCAATCAGGGTGACACTGAGCCACTTCTCAATTCGGCGTGGGACCGGATCACGAGACGCGTGGGTCAGGATATGGCCGCCGCTGCACGCAAGGCTCTCAAGAACGGCGGGGAGACTGCGTTTCAACTGTCACTCTCAAAATTGATGCCGGATCACCGGAGGTACATCGAGGAGCAACTCGCCCCGCTGGTCGCGGCTGGAATCTCTCTCGGAGGTCACGATGAAAGAAATTGAACGGCGCGCGGCAGGAACCCTTGAGGTTCGGAATGAAGAGGGGCAACCACAGCGCTTGGCCGGTTATGCCGCAGTGTTTAATCAGGAGACGGTGATCGGCGCATATTTTCGCGAGGTGATTATTCCTGGGGCATTCGACCGGGCCATCGGAGAGAAGCAGGATGTTGTGGCCTGGTTCCAGCACGGAGATGAACCACTCCCGCTGGGCCGCACCTCCTCCGGCACGCTCCGGCTGAACGTTGATGACCGGGGACTCAAGTATGAGGTGGATCTCCCCGATACTCAGTTTGGACGGGACCTCGCCACCAGTGTCGCCCGGAGGGACATCTCGCAGAGCTCGTTCGCTTTTCTGCCGACCAGCGAGAAGTGGGACGAGGCGAAGTCCAGCGATCAATTGCCCCTGAGGTCGATTCTCGACGTTGACTTGTTCGATGTCTCACCCGTTGTCTTTGCAGCATACAAAGGAACGTCCGTCGGCGTTCGTGACGCGGCCGACGTACTCAAGCGTCATCTCGACTCGCGGCAGGAGCAGATGCCCCCAAGCGAGGCGGAGTTGGAGACCCCCGTGGAGAACCACGAGGCGTCAATCCTTCGCATCCAGGTGGCGAGAAGGCGTCACTAAGGGAACAAACAATGGACAAGGAACTTATTGCCAAGCGCGAACAGGCACTTGGTGATGCGGATGCCGCGATTGCCGCGGCTTCCAAAGAGGCACGCGCTATGACTGAGGATGAGCGCACAAACTATAACAAGGCCATGGCGGCCGTGAAGGCATTTGATGAACTCCTTGACGCCGCCAAGGCCCACGGAGAGGCTTCCGCGCGCGAGTTCAAGCCCACCGGAAAGCCGGTCAGCATGAGCGCCGGTGTGGTGGGATTGACCGACAAGGAAGTCAAGCGGTACAGCCTCGTTTCGGCAATTAGGAACGCGGCCGAGGGTCGGTTTGATGGGACGTTTGAGGCAGAGGTTTCCAAGGCGGCCTCGCAGAAGTTGGGCAAGACGCCGCGCGGATTCTTCCTGCCGCAAGACATCATGGAAACTCGCACGACCGGGGGGGCCACCCTCCTGGAAGGTACCACAAATTATGGCGGGAATCTCGTTGCGACTGAGCTACTTAGCGGCAGTTTCATCGAGATCCTTCGCAACAGGATGGTCTGCGCTCGGCTGGGTGCAACGTTCCTCACCGGCCTAGTCGGACATATCGCCATTCCGAAGGCAACCGCTGCTGTGACAGCGTACTGGGTAGCTGAAGACACTGATATTACGGTCGGTCGTCCGCAGTTCGGTCAACTCACCCTTGCGCCCGTCACTCTCGGCGCTGCGGTGGACATCTCTCGCAAACTGCTCTTGCAGTCCTCGATTGATGTCGAGCGTTTCGTGCAGAATGACATCGCCCAGTCAATCGCCATCGAGATTGACCGCGCAGCCATTCACGGAACGGGCACTGGTGAGCCGACGGGCATTCTCAACACTGTCGGAATTAATTCTTGCCCGGCCTCCGCAACAACGAACGCCAACGCGAATCCTTCGTGGACTAACATTCTGTCCTTCGAGTCTGCAATCCAGACCGACAATGCTGACTTTGGCACGATGGCCTGGGCGATGAACCCGGCCACGGTTTCCTTCCTCAAGAAAACCGCGAAGTCTGCTACGGCAGTCGGTGAGGGTTTCTTGATGGGTCAGGACATGATCCTCAACGGCTACCGTGTATTGATTTCCAATCAAATCTCGGCCGCCGTCGCTTCGACACAAACGGGATATAAGGCGGCTTCTGCCTCGGCAATCATTTTGGCGAACTGGGGCCAGCTGATTATGGCATTTTGGAGCGGGCTGGATGTACTCGTCAATCCTTACTCGGCGAGTCTGTCGGGGACGGTTCGGATCGTGGCGCACCAGGATGTTGACTTCGGGGTTCGTCAGCCCACGGCCTTCGCCGCGGGCGTGGATTACGATTTCGACTAATCCTAACTAGCGGTGTGGATTGGGCGGGAGCCTTAAAACTCCCGCCCATTGTTTTGGAGGGCAGATGCCTCGGGTGCTATTTCTCAGGGGTGTGGTCTACGGTGGTCGAGCGTGGGCGACGGGTGAAATAACAGAGGTCCCGGCCGGCGACATGTGGATTCTCGGCTCGCGGGTCGAGGTACTGCCGGATGAGCCTACGCCTGCTGATCTGGAATTTGTAGAGTCTGTCGAGCCCGAAAGGGCAACCCTGACGACTGCCGAGGCAGCGGGGGTGATAGCAAAGAAGCGTGGTCGTCCGAGGAAGCGGTAATGGGGCGCCGCCGGAAGGTTAAAGAGGAACCCAAACCGGACGGTATCACGATTCCGGGTTTTACGGGGCTTTTGATTTCGACGCCGTGTTACGGCGGCGTGGTTACTAATGTCTATCTGCACTCGGTTCAGCCCACGATCACCATGTTCCTCAAGTTGGGGTTGAAGGTCACGATTCTGACGCTCCCTGATGAGGCTGTCATTTCGAGGGCTCGGGATCAGTTCATGGCATGGTTCGCGGCCTCGGCGCATTCGCACATGCTGTGCATCGACAGCGATGTCCAGTGGGCGAAAGAGGATGTTATCCGGCTGATGCTCTGCGGGCACGAGTTCATCATGGGATGTTACCCGCGGAAGATCATGCCGGACCCCGGGAAGCCGATGAGTTATCCGATCGTATGGAGACTCCCCGGTGAGGATGGGAAGCTGGAGACTTGTCCGACCTGTGGCGCCATCAGAATTGACGGCGGCCCGGCGGGTTTTATGATGGTCCACAAGAGTGTTGCCGAGAAGATGGCCGCCTCGTATCCAGAGCTCAAGTACGAGGGAATCGGGAAGTTTCCAGAGCCGGACAAGCACCTCCACGGCTTCTACAACCCCATCCTCGAGAACGGGGTGTTGTGGAGCGAGGACCTGTCGTTCTGTAGACGGTGGAGTGCGATCGGCGGGGAGATTTGGCTGGACCCCACCATCAAGTTGAATCATCAGGGGCAGTATTTGTATCGGGGCAATATCGAGGAGTTGATGACGACCGTTCCGGTTGAAGAGGTGAAGGATGATGCAACTCACGCGACTGGCTGAACCCGCCATTGAGCCCATCTCGATTGAGCAGTTGTCGGGGTGGAGCCAGGCGGCGATCAGTTCAACGACGAATGACCTGGACTCCGACGCTCAAGTTCTACTCCTCGAAATGCTGAGGGATTCCCGCGATCGGGTGGAGCGATTCCTTGGAAGGGCTCTTATCCGGCGGTCGTTCAAGGCCACGTTTGACGCGGAGGATCTACAGGACGCAGAGGGCGTTGAGGTATTCCGGCTCTTCCTTCCCATCGGCCCTCTGGTCACTCTGGATACCGCGACCTTCACGGACGAGGACGACGTTGAGAGCTCACTCCTGGCCGACCTCACCGCCGTTCCTGGGAATCCCGGCTACATCATCCTCAAGGCCGACGAGGAGTGGCCCACATACCCGCGCGAGCGCGCGTGTCTCACCCTGACTTTCACGGCCGGGGACGCGACCGGTCTGGCCCCGATTGCGGTTACCTGCACCAATACGACCGCGGCCACCGTTACCGGGTCCGATTTCAGCGTCACCGCAACCTATGGTTGCACCTACTTCTTCGCGGCAACCCACAATCCGATGACCTTCACTATCTACGGGGACACGCTGG